TTATTAGTGTAGTCTATTCTTTCAATAGAGTCAATATGTATAGTGCAATGTTTCATAAGTATAGATAATGAGTATAGTGCAATACAATGCAGAGTATGTCATAAGCTACACCCTAACGACATAGCATCAAGGCTCCTGCCGGACCTGTTGCTCTGTTGTGGTACTGATCTGCTGTGGTGGTATCCGCTGCCCTTAGCCCTCACAAAATAAAATAAATCATTCTTAGTAGAGAGAGCGCAAAAAAAGTAGTGGTGCTGCTAGTGGTGGGGTGGGGTAGTGGTGGTATGTTGGTTGTAGCGCCAGGTGGTGGTTGTTAGAAAAAAGTAGGGGGGGACCCCATTGTTCGATGTCGCTCGTACCTATGTATATACCTCCTAACAATTATAATTTATTTTTTTAACCGAAATAAAACATCACCTGACCTCCTAACAACTAAAATAAAAAATTATTAAAGACAACATCCCATTAACAACTACAAAATATTTTTTATAAAATTTTTAAAGGAAATGAGTTGACCACAATGCAAATATTATGCGATGAAGAAAAAACGTTACTCAACCAACTACGCATTAACTATGACTGTGCATTGGTTTTGTTCAACAAATATACAGAGAACTGGTGCTTACTAGCTAGAAACAAGAATGAAGTAGTCTGTTCATTGGGTTCACACATGCTAACTCTGGACAGAAATTCAATTCACACACTAGATGAAATCTGTATCCCAACACAAAGCTAAAATCCCAAAAATATTTTACAAATTTTTTACAGAAAAATAACTTGCCTATCTACCGTGTGTAGAAAAGGAATCCGATTGACCGATTCGTTAGTCGGCTTTAAATAACTACAGAGATTAAACTCCTTTGATTAAGGGGTTTTTATTATGTCCTAAAAGGGGTTGATTACTGTAGACGCAAAAAGAACTATCCTCCAAGAAATGAAACGAATGAGAAGTAAATTAGACAAGATGGGGATTGATACAAACGGTTTATCCCTTAGCTATAGAGAACCGGAAATTAAGACTGATGAAGAAATAGCGGCAGAACAGCAAAAGGAACTTTGGCGAGATGGGGATGAATTTATCAAGTTGTTTACTAGCGATTTGGTGGATATAGCAGACGGATTAACTGGAACAGAGACATTAGTAATGTTCGCCATTGTTCCTTATATCTCTTATGAAACAGGAATGCTAACTGTAGGACAGTCCCATAAGCGGCCTCTTCGCAATGATGATATTCAGACAATTACAAAGAAATCAGATACGACTATTAGTGGGATTATGACTAAGTTGGTTGAGAAGAAAATTTTATCTAGAAATAACGTTGGACGCTCATATCAATATTTTGCTAATCCTTATATTTTCTTTAAAGGTAAATTTATTAATAAAACCTTAATAGCTATGTTCAGGGATTACGCCGATAGAAGATACCGAAAGTAGTTGCTTTTGTGGTCTTAGATATAGTAGAGGGGACTAATACAGATTAGCAAACTGTTTTTTGAGTGGTTTATGTTTCATTTGCTCGTTAATGCTCCTGTTTGCTATATAAGTTGATGAAAATAAATATGCCAAGAAAACTTGGGGTATTTCACATTATATGCCAAGAAAACTTGGCATATTGATAGTTTGCGACATGGATTTGAAGCCTATAACAACTTAGAAGGAGATTAAATCTAGATGAAAATATTCTTTGATACAGAATTCACGGGACTACATAAAGGAACGAGTTTAATAAGCATAGGGTTGGTGACTGAGGGTGGCAGAACGTTTTATGCCGAGTTTACTGATTACGACGAAAAACAGATAGATGGGTGGCTGCAGGAAAACGTAATTGATAACTTGATTATGAAGCAAAGGAATGGTCTTTACTATTATGTCACTGACAAGGAAGTGTTTGCAAAAGGTGATAAAGCCAAAATAAGCACCTTGCTTGAAGAGTGGCTTAGGCGGTTTGATTCCGTTGAGATGTGGTCCGATTGTCTAGCTTATGATTGGGTGTTATTCAACGACATATTTGGCCACGCCTTCAACATACCCTCGAATGTCTATTATATTCCTTTTGACATTTGTACCTTGTTTAAGATTAAGGGTATTGACCCTGATATTAGCAGGGAGGGGTTCGCAGGGATTGATGGGCAGAAGCACAATGCACTTCATGATGCCAAGGTTATCAAGGCTTGTTACGAGAAGCTGATGAATCCTTAATTCCTCCCCTCATTAACTCCTTCTTCTCAAGCCAAAACCCCATGATTTCAGCGAAAATAGCTCGTCTTACGTTGTGGACATGCAACTTACCTTTAAATATAACCGTAAACGTCATAAATAACGTTTAATAGATAGTTTAAGACAAGGCGGTAAAACGATGTTAAATATTCCTGAAACAGTAAAAATAGGTGGTCATTATTTAACTGTGGAGATCACCAATAATAACGAGTCTATAGCCGATGACACAATAGGCAGGACTCAATTAGGGAAAAATATTATCTGGCTTAACTCAAATTACCCTAAAAGTAGACAAGAGGAAGCGTTGCTCCATGAACTGATTCATAACTGCCTGTACGACATACAAGAAGAGCAGGATGAGAAGATGGTTGAAAGACTTGGGGCGATATTATATCAGGTTGTAGTTGATAATCCAAAGATATTTGCACCAAACAATGATGACTAAGAGTGGAGTGACGATGAATGTGTTACGCTGAGTCCGTTAATATGGCTTATGTTCATTCATGGATGAACGATGTTTACGAAGAGCAAAAGAGAATTGAACTGAGCGAAACTGAGTTAATTGGGTTAAGAACTTTAAAATCAATGGGCAATGAAATGGCTGCTCAAAGGTTGGTGAACTATTACCTTAGCAGACCAATAATGACCTAATCCACAGGAGGACAGCCCATGGGAGAAAATAGAGCGTGCAAATGCTTTATCGAAATAGAACCTAACATCAGAGTGAATTGTGCAACCTGCAAACGATGGAACTATGATTTAGGGCGATGCAGGGACGAGGAGATTGTGGTAGAGGGTCAAAGCCCCGAACCGAAAGTTGGCTGGTGTGATTGGTGATAAGGAGTGGAGATCATGGCAGAGCAAAAAGTTAAAAAGGAACCAAAAAAAGCTACTGCCAAGCCAAAGGTAGAGAAGCCAAAAGCAGAAGAGCAACCAAAGCAGAAGAAAATGACTCAAGCCCAATTGGCTGCCTATTATGAGCAATTGAAGCAGGAGGCGGCCAGGAGGGATGATGAGTATTGGTTAAAGTATTATGTGAAGATCGTTAATAAGGATGGCGACACAGTACCACTCGTACTCAATGAAATCCAAAAGAAGATTGACGATAAGATAAAAGAACTAGAGGCCCAGGGAATTCCTGCACGACTCATTATATTAAAGGCTAGGCAGGTCGGCGGTTCAACATACATCCAAGGTAAATTTATATGCAGAATCATTAAGCATAAAAACAGAATAGCCCTTGTAGTCGCCCATCGTGATGATAGCACGAATGCGATTTTCGAAAAGGCTAAATTCATGAACAAAAATTTACCAGATAATGTTAAACCACTTCAACAGGCATCTAACGCAAGAGAACTTATATTTGATAGACCGCCTCATTACAAAGGCAAGCAAGAAGGCCTTAACAGCAGAATCAAGGTCCAGACAGCAGGTAGTGAAGGTATTGGTCGTTCTGATACTCATTACTATGTTCATCTTTCCGAATTCGCCTTTTATTCAGGCAATCCAAAAAAGAGTTTAACAGGTATTCTTAAATCTGTTCCCAAAAAAGTAGGAACAATTGTCGCGATTGAATCGACTGCCAACGGAATGAACGATTTTAAGGACCTTTGGGATAAGGCTGAGGCAGGGAAGAGTCAATGGGTTCCCATGTTTTTTGCTTGGTTTGATAGTTCTGAGTATCAAATGCCAGTGACTGATGAAGTTGCAAAAGAAATCATGCAGACCATGGAAGACTCTAGGAGTCATGATAATAATTGCGATTGCCTTCCTTGTTATCTGAGGAAAATATATGATCTTTACAACCTAAAGGTTGAACAAATAGCCTGGTATATGTGGTCGCTTGAGAACGATTGTAATGGAGATAGGGATATTATGTCACAAGAGTGCCCATCTTATCCATCGGAGGCATTCCTAGCGACAGGCAGACCGGTATTCAATAGCAAACAGATTATGCTACGAATGGAACAACTAAAAAAGCAGTACAAAGAAAAACCTCCGAAACGAGGTTCTTTTTTATTCGAGTGGAATAATCCCGAAACCAAAGATAAGATCAAGGACGATTCAATCAGATTCGTCAATGGATTCGGTAATTATATCCACATCTATGAGGAACCAAAAGCAGGACATCCTTATTGCGCGGGAGGAGATACGGCCGGGGATGGGGCTGATAAGTTTAGCGCAACGGTCATTGACAACTCCAACGGAAAACGTGTGGCAACCCTCCACGATAAGATAGACCCCGATACCTACGCGCACCAAATGTACTGCCTTGGAAAGTATTACAACACAGCATTACTGAGTATTGAAATTAACTTTGATATCTACCCCGTCAAGGAATTGGAACGGCTCAACTATCCAAAACAGTATAGGCGTGAAGTCATTGACGAAGTAGGCCATAAAAAGCAATACAAAAACGGTTGGAAAACGGATTCAAACACTCGACCGATGATTATTTCAAATGAAATCGTCCTAATCCGCGACAACATCGAACTCTTCACCCATATCGACATGCTTTCTGAATGCCTAACATTCGTCATTGACAAAAACGGCAGACCCGATGCAGAGTCAGGCAAACATGACGATATCCTAATGTCGGATATGATCGCTAACGCCAGCCGGTCCCAACAGCGATTCACAATCGAACGCAATGCTCAATTCGAGCTACCTCCCAATATGAGCGAAGAAGAGAAGGCGAGAGTTAAGGCTAATATTGAGTTTAGTGATAAGTATGTGGAAATGGCTAAGTATCGGAGGAAGAAATGATGCGCGACAAAGTTCATTTTAGGTGGAGTTGTAGCTGCTATGACCTTCGTGGCGATGGACGTTTTGCCAAGGAAATGATTAAGGGTGATATCAAGAAGATATTACAGCGCGATACAAGAAGAAGACTGAAGAAGGAATTAGAGGACGAGCTGAAAAGTTTTTTTATTATGTCTAAAGAGAGGTGAAACAATGTCGCTACTAACTAAGGCTCGAAAGGCAGTTGGTAAAATCATGGGCAAGAAAGAAATGGTAGTCGATGCCGAGCAGGAAGAGGCAGACCGCGAACTTATAGAGCAATGGCAACCTGTGTTTGAGGCAGATAAACGAGCTAAAGCACCATGGGATAAGAGGTTCGATGCTTGGGAGAGCGTATACAATGCAGGTAGGGACTTCCAAAATGTTGAGGACGAGCTAACCAATTCCAGCAGGAGTCCACGCACGATTATTAATTTCCCTCGAATGATAACAGAATCCTTGGTGAGCTTGGATGTTCCTGACCCTGACTTCAAGGCCATAGCTCAAGATGATGAGGAATCTGTTGGAATCCTCAAAAACTATGTCATGTATGTGGTTCGTTCTGCTCAACCATCACTCGAAGAAATCAATCTCCACAATGAGCGTAGGGTAATGAAGTTTGGTGGAGCTTTCCACAAAATCCATTGGAACAACAACGTCAAAAAAGCAGGTTATGTCGGGGAAATAGAAATCTCCATGCCTCACCCAAAAGACATCATCCCGAATCATGGGGCAACATCAATCGACGACATGGAGCATTATCATCATCCGAACAACCGCACAGCCAATTACATCATTCGCAAGTGGCCACATATCACAAAAGAAGTGCTTGAGAATAAAGCTCAACTATTTCATGAGTATGATGAAATGAGTGGTTCGCAGCGAATAACCGTTTCCGATCAAGACGCAGGAGATCAGGAAATGGGGTTGGCGAAGTACACCATAGTTGAGACATCCTACAGGGATGAAGAGGGTGACATATGCAAGCTATGGTGGTCTGGCGACTTAGTAATTAGTCATCTACCAAAGTTCTTCCATCGGCGAATTGAGGGTGAGATTGCTAATACCGAGGAATACGAAGGCAAAGAAGTTGATTATTATGTTCCGAAGTCCTGGGATTTAATTTATCAGCCATTCATTCCAAGGGACAAGTCCTTTTGGGGAATCTCCATTATGGAGGATATTCACGACATTAACGAGGCTATCAAAAAAGCGGTTTATCAGCATGAGGAACAGCATCTAAAGGGAACTAAAAAGATTCTTGTCGGTAGCCAAGAGATGAAGATTAAGTTAGAATCCTCCATTTCTACAATCGAATATGTTCAAGACCCGAATCAAAACGTCAGAGAAATTGACATGAACGGAAACATTGACGGTGTAGCGTGGATTAACCAACTCAAAGAGTGGATGCAGTTACTGACAGGAGCCACAAACTCAGCATTAGGCGTTCGAGATCAAGGCGTAACGAGTGGCCGGCAAGCTCAGGTATATGTAGAGCAAGCAAACTTCAAGGTAGCTCTTAAAACGGCTTATAAGGCTTCTGCTTACAAAAGGATATACAGAACGATTGCAGACTTTGCCTTAGCCTTTGTAGACGAAACTAGGCCGTTCAGAATTAAGGGTGAGCCACTACAAGACCCGAATGCAGACCCGTCTATGCCACAACCAAAAGCGCAGTATGGAAAATTCGACAGGTTGGCAATGCTCAAAGATATGTCGGGCAACTACATTTATCCTGA